GCTGCGCCTCACTCGCAGGAGTAATATCAACTTTATCTCCATTTGGCAAAAGACCGTCTACGGACGGACACTCACCGACATCAAGGGCGACCCTGATATGGTGGAGTTTTTTGCCGTGAGCATTTGCCCGGTCATCAAGGAAATGCTCGGTTACAACCTCAAAGAGGGTAACTGGTGCATTGTCACTTCGCCGAAACGCCGTCACAAGGTCAAGAACTTTGCGACGCTCATCAGCGAGAAACTGGGGCAAATGCTGGAGATACCGTTTTACGAGGATGTGGCATTTTGCCACACAAAACAACGAGTGAACGCCGTTTTTGAACTCAATGTGCTGCCCAAAGAGCCCAACATCATAGTCTATGATGACTTTGTGACAACGGGGCAGACATTGGCGGCTATGCGCAGGTTGCTCCAGCCGTTGGGCAAAAATCTCGTTTGGTTTACCAATGTCAACAATAAACTTTGAAATATGAACGAAGAATTTACCAAGCAGGTACAGGATTGGCTGAATACCGCCGCTGATGAGCGAGACAACGCACAAGGCGCGTTGCTCTTGCTCAAACTCACCGGCAACCAAATCATGTACCGCAATCTGATGGCTAATCCGAAACGGAACGCCCAGTTTATTGAATACCAGTTGCAGAAACGGCTCAACTTTCGACTGGCAAAGCTGACCCATGAGCAGGTCGAGCAAATGCAGTCGCAAGTCGATGTCATTGCGGCGAAACGCCACCTTGAACCCAAGCAGGAAAACCCTGCAAATGAGTTCAAGAAAGGCAAGCGTGCCGACCACGACACTTTGCCCGATGAGATTCAGGCTCTCTATGTCGAGAATTTGGGCATCCTTCAAAAGATGCGTGAACTTCATCTGCGATTGCGTAATCTCTCCACAGAGGAAAATCCTGCTCGTGATTGCGACCGCTATCCGTTCCTCAAAGAACTTATCGAACTTGATAAGCGGCTCCACTCCAACTGGGAGCAATATGACCACTTCACAGGAGCAGACGGCGAGGCTGTGATGACTGCCGACGCACGCGAGGAAAGCAAGAAAGCAGTCCGCTGGATTAACCTTGCCAAAGGACGCTACGCTAAAAAGCCAAGCGAGGAACTGAAAAGTCAGATCCTCGACTACTATGGCAAGGTCATCAATCCAACGGACAAGCTCACCAAAGATTTGAAGAAGCTGGGGATTCTAAAAGAAAACCCTAACAGCAACATATAATTGTTACCATTAGGGCGTTAGCTGGGTTATCAAGCCAGTTTAGGAAAATCCCTCATGGCTCTGACAAACATCTTGTTTGCCAGTCCAAAGTTCCCCAGAACTAACTAAGAGGGCGTAATCGGTTTATGCAAGCACGAACCGCTCTTACATCGCTGCCGCAAAATTAGTGCTTTTTTATGAAACGAACGGCATCCATACAAGATTTCTTGAAGCCGATACGTGAGAAACCGTATCAGGCTTATCTATCCAACGCCTTGCAGGTGGCGGACATTCTCGACTGGGTGCTGCGACAACTCGGCAAGTCCGAGGTGTGGCAGACATCGTTCTCAATCAGCGAGGAGTTCATTCGCCGATTGTACTTCATCGAGAAGTCCGGGCTTGTCACTCGTTTCAACCTCGTGCTCGACCACAAGGCCACCAACAAGACGCTGAAGCTGTGGGCGTTCATCACGCAGGTAATCTCCACCACCTACCTTGCCGACAACCACAGCAAGGTGCTGCTGGTCAAGAGCGAGAAAGGCGAAATGGTCAGTATCATTACGTCACAAAACCTCACACGAGGCAACCGATGTGAGAGTGCCGTGGTCACAACCGACCCTCAAATTTTCGCCACGCTCTTTGCTCAAATCGAAGATTTAATCACCAATCATTCAGTCCCACTCAATGACCTATTCAGAAGCAGAATTGCAACAGATTGAGCAGTTCGCCTCAATCTACCTCAAAATATCGGACATGGCGGTGATACTCGGTGTTCCTGCCGAAGTTCTCCGTGAGGACATCGCCGACCACACAACCGCCGTGAGCCAGCACTACCGCCGTGGCAAAGCCGCCTCGAAAGTGAAACTGCTTGCCCAAGAAATGCAGCTGGCGCAGGTTGGCTCACCGCTAGCCATCGAGAACACCCACCGTAATCTCCTTGACATGGAAGACGATGAGTAACCCATCGACACTTGAAATATGCCGTCTCGATCTGTTTACAGCCGAGGACGAATTGAGAGAGCGTTACCCTGACAGCATCGTAACGCGAGTGCTTCGTGTCCGGGAGGAATACAACTGGTTTCTCTCCAACCCCGACGCTAAAGACCGCCAGTTCGTCGAGAATGCCGTGAGCCGTTTCGGTATCAGCAAGTCACTTGCCTATAATGACCTCGGCATAGTCAAGATGCTGCTTCCACACCTCGCACAAGCGAGCCGTGATTTCCACCGCTATCGCTACAATGAAATGATACTCGAAACATTCCAGATGGCGAAGAAACGCAAGGACACGAAGACGATGGAAAAGGCGGCTTCGTCATACGCCAAGTTCAACAGAGTTGACCTCGAAGACGAGCAAGCCGTGCCGTATGACCTCATCGTCGTGCAGCCTTTCACGGCAACCGACGACCCGTCTGTCCTCGGTATAAAGCCGATGCCTCGTTTGCAGGAGCGGATTCAAGAACTGCTACACAAGTACCAGGCAGAGAATATCGACATTGCGGACATAGAGTATGAGGAAGCGGATTTAGAAGAATCCGCACTTTTCCCACCCACCACCCAAGAGAATGACAATGGCGGAGCAGAAGAAAAGAATATACTTTAATGCGCCCCAACGCTTGACGCAGTTAATCGGTGCCAATACCACCGTGATTGTCGCTGGCCGTCGCACTGGAAAGACCGACAGCATCGCTTCGCCTTTCGTCCTGCGCAATATGCAGCGGATGAAAGGCAGCACGGGCGGCATTGTCGTACCGACCTACAAGCACGGACTGACAAACACCATTCCGGGCTTGCTGGCGGCTTGGAAGCGGTGGGGCTTCATCAATGGCGTGCATTATGTGATTGGACGGCGACCGCCCAAATCTTTCGGCAAGCCCATCATCGAGCCAGCCGAATATGAGCACGTCATTACTTTTTACAACGGCTCCTGCGCCATCATCATTTCGCAAGACCGACCAGGAAGTTCCAACTCGCTGACGCTCTCTTGGCTCCTGATTGACGAGGCGAAGTTCATTGACTATGAACGCCTCAAAGATGAGACGCTTCCTGCCAATGGCGGCATCAAGTCCTACTTCGGACATCACTCGTTCAATCATTCAGTAATGATTTTGAGCGATATGCCGCAGACGCAGAAAGGCTCGTGGTTTCTCCATTATCAAGACAAGATGGACGTGGATCTAATCGAAACGATTAAAGCCACTATCTATGAGATATGGAAAACGAAGGAGCGTGTTCGGCTGCTCACTGCAAGCGGTGAGACTGTGCCGAAACACTTGCGAGCCTATCTGCGACAGCTTGACCGCAACCTCAATAAGATGCGGTCTGTTGCGGTTTACTACAAGGAATACTCCTCGATAGAAAACCTGCAACTTCTGGGCGAAAGCTACATCAAGCAGATGAAACGTGACCTCACGCCAAAGACTTTCCAAACTTCAATTCTTTGCCAACGAATAGGAATCGCCAAAGACGGTTTCTATTCGTCGATGCGCGAGGGTCACAAATACAACGCCAGCGACTTCGACTATCTCGACTCGCTTGGCTATGACTTCTCCGAAAGTCAGTTGGACTGCCGAGCCGACAAGGACTTGAACCCATTCCAGCCCATTTGCATCGGGATGGACTACAACGCCAACATCAACTGGATTGTGGCTGGTCAGCCTAACGGCCGTCGGCTCAATGTCATCAAGTCCTTCTACACCAAGTTCGAGCGCAAGATACCTGCACTCATTGATGATTTCTGCCGCTACTATCTCCACCACGAATGTAAAATAGTCGTGTACTACTACGACAGCACCGCTCTCGGCGGCAACTATGCCGTCAACGAGTAGGAC